CTTCTTGTCGGTCCTCTGTAGGAACAGGAATCTCTTGGTGGCGGTGCTGTAGAACAGTGCGCCCGAACAGACTATGTTTTCTTTCATACGTTATTATAACAATTTACGTGTGTTTTATCAAGGGGTGGTTGCGTCTGTGCCGGCATTATAACTTGAAGATCCACCGTCTAATATTATGCTCCAATTACCAGCGGTATACACTCCCTCGTAGGATTTGACCCATTCCGTGCCATTGAACCTGTACTGTATTCCGGTGTTGAGATTGGTCACGTAGTGCTGTGTTGAGTCTGGATTCGATGCATCGAACGCCACGTTCCATTTCGAAGTGGTGCTGTTGTATTCAATGATGTCTCCCACCCTGGCCACCAGTGTGCCCCATGTGTCACTCTGGAACGATGCGGTGCTGTCACCCACGTCATTGATGACCAGATACCTGTCACCGTCTGCGGGTGTGCCTGGATCGAACGTGGCCGGATTTATGATCTTCTTCACAGCGGTCAATGAGTTTGTGGGTATTGTGTCCGAGTCGATGCTGTACAACAGTATGGTATCGTCCAGTGTTGTGGTGGCTATGGTGCCCACTATCTCGTTGCCGTTGGGTTGTTTCAATCTGATCTGTGATGTGCCGTTTGTGACTTTGCCATACTGATCCAGTAACACCTTCCAGTTCACAGCAGGACCAAAAGTTTCGAACGGATCATAGTTTGATGGTGCGTTAGCACCTGTATAGTAACCGTCTCCTCCTGACTTAACATTTGTGCCCGTTGATCCCAACAGCCTCAATTGGTTCCCGGTGACTAACAATCCAAAGTTGTTTGGTGTAACATAACTCCTTGATACTAATTCCCCGTCAATGAGACCTTTGGCTATGCCGCCGTCATCGTCGTAGATGCTCATTATGATCTTCTGTACCACTCCCAGTTTCTTGACTTTGACAGGTGGTGATAACCATATCGGCATACTGAATGTCATCGTGGCCACGTCTATCTCTGAATCAGCACCCACTGGTATCGTACGAGAACTGAACGTCGTCCCAGTAAGTTCCACATAACTCAGACTGGTCCAGTCGATGTAGTTGTCTGATTTCTGTATCTCGAAGTCTGGATTGAACAGGTAAAGTATCTGTTCCATGATCTGTAGTTTCTGGTCTGTGTTTGTGGTCCATATGTCTGCTGTGACTTCTAATCTGAAAGGCGATGGCATTACTTTTTCCACGGTGTAGCCCGCGCCCAATTGGTTGGTGTAGTTGCCGTCACTGCCCACATCTCTTTCCCTGAGGTGTTGTTTCTCTATGTGATAGGGATTCTGCATCCTGTCCCTGTCATAGTTTAGTTCTCTCACATAACAGGCTATCTTGGGTGCGTATGCCAGTGCATTCTCAGAGTTATTCCTGATTATGTTGGCCACCTGTCTTGTGGGGTCACCGTATGTGACCGGCACTGATCTTAGTTGTACTGATCCATCAGCACCTTTACCGGTCTCCACAGAGAAGTTACTCAAGATCCTAATGAACTGAGTCAAAAACTTTCTAACCTGTCCTTCGTAAAAGTGTAACATTCTTAATTGTCAGCCTTTGGTTTGAGAGCTTCCGTCAAAGACTGCCTTTGTTTTGTTGTCAAACCGTTAATTGTGGATTCCGTTGAGTTGTTCACAAAGCCTGTTTTGTAGTTTGATCTGGAATCTGTGTTTGTTGTAGTTATTCTTACTGAATCTTCTATCTTCACCCATCTGGTACCGTCATATCTGAACAACCTGTTAGGCAAGTAATCCGTCCTCAGGAAATAGTCGCCCTTGTCCACACCCGATGTTGGGAAAGAAATACCAAACCCTGCCGGATTCCCATTTGGTGCGACACCATCACCATCGAGGTAGAATCCATAGTGGGAACTTGCCGGTGTGTCAATGACTGCGTTCACGGTCTGATCACTGCTGGCCCTGTCCTCTTCGGTGTTGACATTGTCTGTCCTGATGTTGCCCCTTTCGTCAATGGGTGCCACGTAATACTGCTTGTAGTTGAAGCCTGATTTTGGAGCGTCCGCTTCCGCCTGTGCCACTATCTGGTCATTGATGGTTTTCTCCCTGTTGTAGGTGCTCATGTAGTTGGCCACCGTTCCTGTGGTTGCTGAATCTCCTATGATGTCTTTGAATTCTTGTGAATCTACTAAGGTCTTCATCTTTAATCTTAACAAGTGCGGCCACCACGTCTGTGAGAATCCCTCCGCGGCCCTGTTTACATCCTCCACAACATAATATCTCTTCAATGCTATAGGGATTGATTCGTCTAATGAATAATCTTCCTTCATGTGTGGGAATTCTATGACATCTCCTGACATGGGTTTCCTACCAATGCGTTCAACTATGTCATTCAAATGCACTGTCAAGAACAGTGTGTCATTCTGTAAGAACATACCAAACTGTGAGAGATTGAAATCGGCATCCTGTACGTTGTAGATACCCCTCACCACGTACACATCGTCGTCGTACTTCCTATCCCTGTTCTCTAAAAACAGGAGATCCTGTATGGTCCTTTCGTTCAGGCTGTCGCCGGTGTAATTTGGCTGTGTGGGACTGGCCGGACCGTCCTTCTGATTCTCACCTTGATTGTACGGACCCACGTACTTGTGGAAGTGTAGGTCGGTTCCGCCCACGGTAAACATCTCTCGTATGTTGCGGTCAAAGAACTTGTAATCGTTGCCTTTTTCAGGCTTAAAAATCGACAATCTAGGCATATCATACATATTTATTGTATAGTCCAAAGCAATAAATATGAGTATGTCAGAACTTCAAACAGGACAACAGCAAATATTTGATTATGTGAAAAACAACCTCGGCGAGGGCATGATCGATGTGGAATTGGACCCAAAACACTATCAAACGGCACTGGAGAGAGCCACGAATAGATACAGACAGCGATCATCAAACGCTGTGGAAGAATCATACGCATTCCTGGAACTGAAGAAAAATCAAAACAGTTATATTTTGCCAGATGAAGTGATCAATGTTAGGAATCTCAACAGAAGGACCGTGGGTTCCAGGACCGAAGGTGGTGAAGGTGGAACACTTTTTGAACCATTCAATTTGGCCTATACCAACACTTATCTGCTGAGGGCAGGCGCAACGGGTGGACTTGCCACATACTACGCTTTCGCAAGTTATCAAGAACTCGTGGGCAAAATGTTTGGCAGTTTCATACAGTTCCATTTTGATGTGGCAACAAAGAAACTGACCATAACACAGAGACCAAGGGCCGACAACGAGACCGTGCTGATGCATACCGACAACTACAGACCGGACATCACACTGTTCAAGGACATCTACGCCAAGCCTTGGATCAGAGATTACACGTTGGCCGTCTGTAAGGTCATGCTGGGAGAAGCCAGAGGCAAGTTCAACACCATAGCAGGACCACAGGGTGGGACCACACTGAACGGCGACGCACTCAAGAACGAAGGCAATGCGGAAATGGAAAGACTTGATCAAGAGATCGGCAACTTCCAAGAAGGTGGCACACCACACAGTTTTGTTATTGGTTAATTCCAATCAGATCACATCTAAATAACATTGATGGAAAAATCCAATTACAAGAATTATTCTGACCTCACACTGGATGAACTGGAAGCATTGGTGCAAGATCTCGAGAATATGAGCATATTGGCCTTGAAACAGCACAAGAAAGGTCTTAGAATTTCCATCTTGAAATCCGTCAAAGAAGCAATCAAAGAGATTGAAAAACGTCTCAAAAGATAGTATAATAATGCTATGCTGATAGGAGTAGTAGGTTTAATAGGTTCTGGTAAAGACACTGTCTCGAAAAGACTGGAAGAGAAACACGGATTCCGTAGGGATTCGTTCGCCAAGAGTTTGAAGGATGCTGTGAGTGCCATGTTCAACTGGGATCGAGAGATGCTGGAAGGCAACGGAGAAGAGAGCAGAAAGTGGAGAGAATCTCCAGACGAATTCTGGAGCGAACGTTTTGGCAAGTCAGTAACGCCCAGGTGGGTACTACAGTATTTTGGCACGGAGGTGATGCGTCAACACATGCATGATGCTATATGGATTGACAGTTGTCTATCAAGATATGACGGAACACCAACAGTGATTTCAGATACGAGATTTCAAAACGAACTTAAAACCATAAAAGCAAACGGTGGTGAAATCATATTAGTCAAACGTGGTGATCTCCCCACACGAGAACAGATGCAGGAACGTGGTGCCCATAAATCAGAGTGGGATTGGATGGGTTGGAATTTTGATCACGTCATAGAAAATAATGGAACAAAAGAAGAGTTATACCAAAAAGTCGATAACCTAGTCATCAGCAACAAGATCTCCCACACGCCAGCCAAGTCTACGCACACTGCTTAGACGTTGACAGTTGGCACACACCGTCTTTAAA